ACATAGCCAAGAGATGCATCGATGAGTTTCATCGTGTGTACTTCCTCAGCATAGACATATCGACGCGTTGAATCTAAGCTGTCATATTGACCAGCCTGAGCACCACCAAACTCAAGATTTAGAGCAGCTGTAGGCATTGCTTTCACGCCGCCGCTCTTTTGAATGATCGAGTCAGCACCTCGAAGAATACCCATGAAGATGGTCTCACCTTCCCAGATATATGCCTCTGATGATGTAGCACCTGGCACAGCTGTCTCTCGAAGAGCTTGACCAACATATACATTAGGGATTCCAAGGATGTCGCGAAGCACAGCTAGCACAGCCTCATCGCTGAGAATACGATTCCCAGCAGAGATACCCTTGGTGCTGTCTCCGACATATCCTCTGACCTCGGGATTGCGAGCGAGCGCTCGAAACACATCACGACCAAAGATTAGAGAATCGGGATTAATCCCATGTGCATTAGCAAAGACAGTATCTTTGAGATCGTGCAGATAAGTCAAAGGCTCAGCGCCCGCCGCATCGAACTTAGTTGTAGGACTCGCGGTATATGATGCAAAGTTAGTTACTGCATCAAAGAGAACATCAGCAGCTCTCTTCTCTTTAGCGAGCTTCATCACACGCCCGACTTTACGAGCTAAGCGCGCTTCTTCACTGCCAGGATATTGACTGTCGAAGATATCTTCCATTGCGATGGAATCAGAGGCCGCATAAATCTTAGCTTTGAATGTCTGTGAAGTACGATCAAAACCGCCGATAGTAGCGCGTGAAGAGCCCGGTGCTCTCTCGAGATCAAGACCAGCGCCGGCTCCCATGAAATTTCTAGTCTCTTCAAGAAGAATTGTTCCTGAGCGCTCTGGAATCTTAATTGTCTCAAAGACCTCGTCAGCAATAAGCTGACTGTCGCTGGGAACAGCTTCAACAACTAGACTGCTAAGAATCTCATCGACTGGATGTAAATTTGAATATGAACTAGCCATAAGTCAGCTCCTTAAGGAATTAGATTTTGTGGACCGGTGAAGTTGATCAAAATTTGATCAGACACAGCGCCAGCAACTTGATTGATGTTAGGAATCATAGAACCGATTGAATAGTTCCCTGATGTCGCATGCGGCTTCACTTTACCATCCGCTTGAGCCATGACTAAAGTAACGGTATTCGCAATAGTCGCGCCTACAACAACTCGAGTGAGTCCTGAAAGAACAACTTCAACAGTGTCACCGCTTGCACATGCTCGCTGAGCTACACCGATGATACGAGCATCTGTAGCAGCTGTTGAGACTGATACCTTGCCGGCTGTCGTGATGCTGACAAGTGCATATTCAGTAATAGCGCCATCAGCAGTGAATGAATGAATGTTATCTGTATTAGCCATGATTAGACTCCAAATGCTTTAGAATAGTAACTAGGATTGTCAGATCTGAATTGAGCTAGTGCTTCACTGTATGTGATGCTTTTCTCTGTTGAGAGCTTACGCACTGCAAGATCAAGAGTCTGCTTGGTGACTTCAGCGCCACTAGCACCATGACCGATTTCGGCCAACGGCACCGATGCTCCTGTATCGCGCTCTGAGAACATCTTCCAAAACTCTGGTTGAATGTCTCGTAACTCCCACGCTTTTTCAGCTGTGCTCTTTTCGCTCGGTGAGACTTTGCCTTCGCTGAGAAGCATGTCTACAGCGCGACCACACTCAACAGCGTCACGCTCAGCGCGAAGCTTTTTAATCTCAGTATCTTGAGCGCTAACTTTTTCATTCAACGCTTGGATCTCAGACAGCATTACAGGTGATAGAGACTCACTCATTTTATACTCTTTCTTCTCGTCATGATCAGAACTGTCAGCTAATTTCTCAGCTTTCTCTTCATCCTCATCATCGTCATCTTTCATTGTTTCAGCTTTGTCTTTGTCGTCATCATCAGACTCAGCTTTCAATGAGGCTTCTGCATCTTGCTTCATCTCATTGATTTGATTTTCAAGCTCTTTCAACATGTCATCTTTAGCGATGAGCATTTGCTTGAGCTCTTCAGGTGATAGGTTGTCAATACCGTCCATCTGAATCTCCTCTGTTAATGTTACTCGATCAATCTTGTCGTTAGACTGCGCTGGTCGAGGTGTTAAAGTAATCGCTAATAATTGAGCGTCACCGACTTTAGAACCGCCAGCACGATCAAATACTTCACCGGCAAGGAACTCAGGTGAGCTCCATAAAACACCGCCGGCTTTAGTAACTACATCAAGACCGCGCTCATTATATGCTGGTGTTGCATAGAGCCCATCGTCTCTAAGATCGAGATCAATGATAAGACCTAGCGCGTTGCCGGACTCGGGTGGCGCTGGTGATCCTGATTGGAAGGGTGATGTAGCATGCTGCCAATCAATAATGACCGGATCATTTTCTTTACGAGTGTTAAACACTCTGACCATCTCAGTAAGCATCTCATAGTCGATCTCTTTACCGATCGCGTCACCGCTCATACGAGAGGACACTTGACCGAGGCCTAATGTTTTAAACGGCTTACCAATAGTGAGACCCTCAGGTATGTCATAGCGTGGAACTTCTGAGAGTTGCAAAGCCTCACCATACGCTCTGAGAGCTTGAGTTTTATTATCTGCTGAGGTCATTTGTTTCACAATCTTTCTAGCCCATGAGAGTCCAGCGTCACCGCCCCAGCCATGCCACGCTTGCCAACCTTTACCTCGATCACTCCAAGTGGAGCCCTGCTTGTCAACTTCATGACGTGTGAAATAAGCGAGCATACGCTTAACGGTCTCAGGTGAAAGCAACTTGCCGGCCTTAAGGTCACGCGCTCGAGCAATACCCACCGGTGTCATGCCTCTTTGCGATTTAGGTTTGCTAGCTCTCACTTCAAGCGCTCGAGCAGCTGCTTCACGCGCTCCCTTGGGCGGCTTAAACGAGATGTGATCATAGCGCTTAATTGATCTGATTGCAGATTCATTGCGCTGTTTTAATGAGTGACGCTGATAATTAGCATTCTGATTGCGAGCTCTACGCTTTGCCATCTCGCCGCCTCCTGATCAATTGCTCAGTTAACGCGCTAACAGTGCCACCACCTCCTACGCTCGACACTCTAGATATAGCTGAGCGCTGAGCATCTTCGGGCAGATCACCAGCTCCTAAACGTTCTCGAATTGCTCTTTCAAGGTCATTATCCGGAGTGAGTAGGCCGGCTTGCACAAGGCCTGGTAACATGCCCAACGAGTCAGCTAGGTCATCAGTATCTAGACCAGTGTGTGTCAGCTTTGGTAGTTTGCTAGGATCGATACAACCATAATTCCAACGTATTAAACGCCCAATAGTTCCACCGCCACTTCGACCTACACCGCTCGCTTGTGACGCTACGAGATCACATAGGTTAATAGCTGCTCTTCTGAAGATAGATAGATGAATCTCACCAACGCTACGAGCGCCGGTCTCAGTGTTTCCAAGGTCAGCGAATTGAGCTAGGAAAGCAGATGCAATCTGTGAGTCACACTTAGTGATGATGTTGATTGGTCCATCAGCGTATAAGTTTGGATTTGCAGAATATGTCTCAAACTTAACCGCGCTATTCTCTACTAGATAACTCTGCTCAGCTGCTATGAAAGATTGTGCTTGAGCTTCAGCATCATTAATCATCGCGTCAATGTCACCATCACTAAGTCCTTGAGACTCTGCTTGAGCTCGATCAACAACGACTTTAGGTGTAGGCACAGCCCAACGATCAAGACCTACACACATAAGATTAGCAACACGCTGTTTAGTACGCCACCACCACCATACCGGCCTAAGCATCCCAACGCCTTCAAAGTTTGACCCCGTCTTATTGAGAGTAAGCAAGAGGAGTTTATTAGCAGGGATCGGCTCAGGCTGTTTACCAACACCTACTGTGTTTTGAAGTACGCCATCTAGACGTTGATTATCGCGTGACAGCCACTGTGAGTGTGCTGATGGTTCTCGATCTGCATAGTGTGACAGCCACACTCTGATTCTACCTTCTGAGTCTGGACCGACTCGATAGACCTCTTCAGCGTATCGATATCCCAAGGGTATAAACTCAAGCAGGTAAGCTAATTGCTCTTCCCAAGATATCGTCATCTGACCTGAGAACCCATCGAGCCCCCAACACTCATTAGCATATCGAGCGAGCTCCTCAGCTACCTCATCATTCTCTACACCAGGCTCCCAACGCCAAGCTGCAGAGAGGAGAGTCTGTCTCAGCATGTGCCACGATCGTCTGACTATTGGATCAGTCCTCATCATCTCTTCAGCCTCAGCAACCCAATTCAGGCCGGTGAGCTGTGGATTGTTCTCTTTGCCGGTTATATTACCGCCTGAGAGCTGAGTGCCTGAAATGCCCTTCACTCCTAAACGCGGGTGCAGTGCTTTAAGGTGCTTAGGCGACCGGTCTTTGTCTGTCATGTGGACCCCTATGGCGCGAGTATGTCACGCTAACATAGAGGATCATATAGATTTTATTTCTTCCTGTCCACAGATTCAATTTCAGGCAACCATTCCTCAATCGTGGGGGATAGTATTACCTGACCTGAATCTTTCGTCTGAATCGGTTTTGAGTCTGTAAATATTGACAACTTCTCAATCACAGCCATTTGAAGTTCTGATGTTTGATCTCTACTCATCTGCATTTGAATTTGTGCATCTCTTAATCTGCCGATTAATGCCTCTCGGTCAGCGTTGGCAGATGCCAGCTTGTCTTTTAACTCTTCAACTTCAGAAGGATCTCGACCAGATGCGATGGCCATCATCGAAGAGATTGAACCTGTGATCATTCCGAGTATACCAACTAGAACATCTCGGTTCTTTTCAACTATCTCGACATACGTTAAAAACAATATGAGCCCAACGACCAAGAGCATAAAAAATACACTAAACCACCACCCGCGTTTAGTTTTCTCTTGAGCGTTGAGCTCTTTCTCTACTTTACGTTGTTTAATATCCTGAGTCATAAAACAACCTGTTCAAAAAAATGATGATCATTTGTAGCCATCTTACATGTGAGCTGAGCCAAGGCCAAATTATGCTCATGATATAAATGAGGTTGATCAATGCTAATCTTGGCAATATCCACATGATCCACTCCAAGATTTTTCTATCACGCGCTCGACTTCTCACTTTTCTAGGTCCTCCCAGTCGCTTGGCTTTGTCGTTCCCTTTCGGAGGCTGAAGAGCTTTAATATCATTACCGACAGCATAAAGTGTTTGATCTGTGCCGACTCCTTTGAATCGATACAAGCCTATCATCACATAGCGTGTACCTTTTGGTGTAAATATATTAGTCGCGCCTTTGACAGCTTCTAGCGCATCAGATGTCAAAAGAACTTGACCAGCCTCACAGATGCTCATCGTTCTAGCTGCTATGTTCTTACTGATGCCTTCAAGCTCGATTCGCTTAGCTCCTACAGCTGTCCATGTATCATCTTGAGTTACTTCAATGATAGATCCATAATGGATGCCTATTCTAGCATGTAGATGTGTTTTAATTGGGATAGTCTGTTGATAAAGTAGACCAAAATTAACTGCGTCAATGGGTCGCTGAAAGCTCATTAAGAAACCATCAGATCGGTCTATCTCTCGACCCTCAAACTTATAGAGCAATGATCGAGCTAGACGATCATGATATTGTAGCCACACCGCCGCTTTTCGAGCACCGACCTTTTGAACAAATGCAGTTGACCCAATGATATCTAATAACACTATAGCTAAGTGCGTCTCTTTGAGGTCGACCATCGAATCACTTTCACATCATGCTTCATGAGATAGTTGATACCTGGCTGTTCGCCATCATCCGGCGAATAGACTGTCGTAATACCCGCATGATGTATTAGTTTAGCACAATTGAGACATGGTGAACGAGTGACAGCTAAAGAGCAGTCTAGTGTTGATGCTCCTCTTCTCGATGCGTTTACTATAGCGTTGGACTCTGCATGATGACATCCGATCTCAACACGTTGACCACTGATGATTTTGAGGTCGATTCGTGAGCATGAGTGATTAGACTGACACAGTTTAGATCCTCCTCGAGGAGGTCCATTATACCCATCAGCGACTACTGCCCACGATAAAGGCTCGAAGATGACAGCGCCAACTTGGCCGCGTGGGCATGGTGAGCATGATGCTAATAGCTTTGCTTGATTGATTCTGAGTTCAATGTGTTTCATTTGAAATGATCGTTGTCTTCAGTAGAGCAGACATGCTGACCGGCCAAATGTAGCTAAGCTCTGAGAGTATAGCCTCAGCCACTTCTCTCGTCTCATGCTGTGAATGTTCACTCAGTCGAAGCTTCAAAAACTTTGAGAAGTTGAGCAAGTTACCTGACATCCAAAATGTTGTTGTCAGACTCAGAGGCAACACAGCCCGCGCTTGCTCTCTAGATACTCCAGATGAAAGCAACTCTTCATACATTGAGTGTGATAGCTCTTGATGATGTTCGATGAGTTCGAGTAGCTCCTCTGAGCGCTTAACTGTTTCATTAGTCGAGCATTGTAGATTTTTATCTGCTTGAGCTCGTAACGATGAAGGGAGATGGAAGTCTAGTGCTTCAGATGTATAACGCCGGCTAACTTCATTAAAACTAAATGTACGATGTCGCATTATCTGTCGAGCTACATAGATCGGACAATCAATAATAAATGTAGCCTGTTGATGCTCGAATGGTGATGTGTGCTGATGTTTAGCTAGATAGTGAATTAGCTTAGTATCACGCTCAGACATCTCTGAAGAGTAATCAATGTTAGCAAATGAGACTCGAGCTGCTAGTGCTGGCGTGTGATCGTGACCCATGTGATTAATGAGTGTCACATATCCTTGACCTTCATAGATATTCAAAACCGTCCCCCTTTACCGCCTACTTGTACCTTTCGGCTTAGTGGCGCTCTCGATGTGTATGATCTCTGATCAACCAAGGTGTCAGACCAATTCCACGTTATGCAGTCATATCGTAGCGCGTCAAGAGGATCCTCTCGACCATCTTTTTTAGGCTGCTCTTTATTATCCCAACCATAAGAGTAGACAGCCTTTCTCAAGCTGTTACCTGTAGCGCGTTCACCCTTCATCCACACATCGCGTGTTACTAGATACTGACCTCTCCCAAAACAACGCTTAAGTCTCTGAATCCCATTCAACACATCAGTCCTGATGGGATCAGTATTAGATCTAAGCGGCATACCTAGGCCTCGAGGTGGT